GCAGTTGATATTTTAAGAAAACATATTAAGAAAGGAGATCAACAACTTCCTGCTTGGGTTCAATCTAAGATTACTAGAGCAGCAGATTTTATTGATACTGCAGCAGAATATATGCAAAGTGATGAAGGTGTTTCTGAAGGAAAAACTTTTGAGAACTTTATGTCTGAAGTTGCAGCATGGCAAAGAAAAGAAGGTAAGAATAAGGAAGGTGGGTTAAATGAAAGGGGAAGAAAGTCCTATGAGAAGGAGAATCCAGGATCAGATTTAAAATCACCTTCAAAGAAAGTTGGCAATCCTCGTAGAGCATCATTCTGTGCACGTATGTCTGGAATGAAGAAGAAATTAACTTCATCAAAAACTGCTAATGATCCAGATAGCAGAATCAATAAATCACTTAGAGCTTGGAATTGCTAAAATGAAAAGTTACAAACAATTTATCTCTGAGAGTGTTAATATCTCTGGAGACTTTAATGGCACTTTAAATATAAATTCACAACCAACATCTCAACAAGTTGGAGAAGAATTTTCTGTAGATTTTGTTTGGCAAGGAAGCATTTATAGAGTTGATATGATTTCTGAGAATGGTATCCCTCCAAAAGACAAACTCACAGAACAACTTCAAAACGAATATCCTGGAGCAATCATACATAACATATACCCAGGAATTCAAAAAAATACAAACATTACCAAAGTAAGCAGGTATCATCCAGCAAAATTAGAATGGATTTAATTTATGGCAATTTGGAATAAAAATTATCAAGATTATTTGAATCAAGAAAGAAGCCTTTTTGAAGTTTACATGAGGGCTAATAAATATGGAGAAATTTATGAAGATCTTGGACAAGGATTTTCTGGCGATGCTTTTGGTAGATTAAGAACATCAAGTCCTTATACTCTTGGCGATTATAAACATCTTTATTCTATTGACCCAGATTTTATAGATGTGACTGTTGGAAGTGGTGCCACTGTTAGTTTTAGTTCCAATCAAGCTGCAGCAATTTTACAGTCTGGTATTAGCACTAATGGATATACCATTCACCAGACAAAAAGATACCATCATTACATGCCTGGCAAATCTCAGGTAATTTATTCTACATTTAATTTTGGCACAGCACAACAAAACGTTTATAAGAGAACTGGATATTTTGATGATAGAGATGGAATTTTCTTTGAGCAAGCACCAGATGGAACTTTAAGTTTTGTAATTAGATCTTATGTAACTGGAATTGCATCAGATAGAAGAGTTGTTCAATCTGATTGGAATAAAGATAAACTTGATGGTACTGGACCTTCCAAATTCAATTTAGACATTACCAAAACTCAATTATTCATGACTGACTTTGAGTGGTTAGGTGTGGGTAGAGTTCGTTGTGGATTCTCAATTGATGGGTATAATATTATTGCCCATGAATTTTATAATTCAAATACTCTCCCAACAGTTTATATGTCTAATCCAAATCTTCCAGTAAGATGTGAGGTTAGAAATACTGGTACACAAGTAGGTGCTGGCGGATCCTTTATTCAAATTTGCTCTACTGTAATGAGTGAAGGTGGATACATAGATGCAGGCAGAGAATTTTCCCATACAACAAATCTTAGAACTGTTGGTATTGGATCTACAGTTCCAATTATTCAAATTAAACTTAAAAATTCATTTAAGGGATATCCAAATAGAGCAACAGTAAAACTTGAAGACGTTTCTGTTTTTAGTAATGGGGCAAATGTGAAGTATGAAGTAATAAAATTTAGAAGTTCTGCTGGAATCAATACTACAGGAACTTGGGTTTCTGAGAATACAGAATCTGTAGTTGAATTTAATGAAAGTGCAACTGGAATTAGCACTGCATATTTTGAAGATTTTATGGGAGGGTATGCTGCAGGAGAAAGTCAAAATACACAAAAACCATCAGCAACAACTGCTGATGCTCAATCTGGACCAACATCTAAAAAAAATTATTTAACACAAAATTTTGATTCAACAGACTCAGAAATTTTTTCAGTTCGTGTAAGTAATATAAGTGATGCCAGTACTAATGTTGGAGTTTCTATTAGGTGGAGGGAAATTTATTAATTTATGTCTGACAATATTTACTTAGGCAATCCCCTTTTAAAAAAGGCAAATACTCCTATTGAGTTTTCACAAGATCAAATTGTTGAATTTGTAAGGTGCAAAAATGATCCAGTTTATTTTGCAAAAAACTATGTCCAGATTGTAACCCTGGATCATGGACTTCAATTATTCAAACCATATCATTTCCAAGAGAAGTTAATTAAGAACTTCCACAAACATAGATTCAACATTTGTAAAATGCCTAGACAAACAGGCAAATCTACAACTGTTGTTTCTTATCTTTTACACTATGCAATCTTTAATGATAATGTAAACATCGCAATTCTTGCAAACAAAGCATCAACTGCTAGAGACTTGCTATCAAGATTGCAGATTGCATATGAGAATTTGCCCAAATGGTTACAGCAAGGAATCTTTGCATGGAACAAAGGTTCCATGGAATTAGAGAATGGATCAAAGATTCTTGCTGCTTCTACTTCTGCCTCTGCTGTTAGAGGTGGATCTTATAACATCATTTTCTTGGATGAATTTGCATTCATTCCAAACCATATTGCTGATCAATTTTTCGCTTCTGTTTATCCTACCATTTCTTCTGGTCAAAGTACAAAAGTTATCATAGTTTCTACCCCTCATGGTATGAACCACTTCTACAGGATGTGGCATGATGCTGAACGTGAATTGAATGAATATGTTCCAACAGATGTTCATTGGTCAGAAGTTCCTGGAAGAGATTCAAAATGGAAAGCACAAACTATTGCAAACACTTCTGAGCAACAATTTAAAGTTGAATTTGAATGCGAATTCTTGGGGTCTGTAGACACTCTTATTGCACCAAGTAAACTTAAAAGTTTAGTATATGACAAACCAATAAAACAAAGTAAAGGGTTGGATGTATATGAAGATGCAAAAGAAGATAGAGATTATGTAATTACTGTTGACGTTGCTAGAGGAGTAGGAAGTGATTACTCAGCATTTGTAGTTGTTGACATCACTTCATTCCCTCACAAAATAGTAGCAAAATATAGAAATAATGAAATTAAACCTATGCTATTTCCTAGCATAATCTATGAAGTAGCAAAAGCTTATAATAGTGCATTTATTCTATGTGAAGTAAATGATGTTGGAGATCAGGTAGCAGCAATCATCCAGTATGATCTTGAATATCAGAATCTTCTTATGTGTTCAATGAGAGGAAGAGCAGGACAAATTGTTGGGCAAGGATTTTCTGGTAAGAAAACTCAACTTGGTCTTAAAATGTCCAAAACAGTTAAGAAAGTTGGGTGCCTTAATTTAAAGACAATGATTGAGGAAGATAAACTCATCTTCAATGATTATGAAATTATCAGTGAACTGACAACATTTATTCAAAAGCATAATTCATTTGAAGCTGAAGAAGGGTGTAATGATGACTTAGCGATGTGCTTAGTGATATATGCTTGGTTAGTTGCCCAAGATTATTTTAAAGAACTTACAGATCAAGATGTCAGAAAAAGATTATATGATGAACAAAAAAATCAAATAGAACAAGACATGGCTCCTTTTGGATTTGTTCTAACTGGCATAGATGATTTTGCTGGAGAAGTAGATGCTGATGGAGATGTTTGGTATACTGATGAATATGGAGACAAAAGTTATATGTGGGAATACAGGTAAAACTATAAATTTATAAATATTTTTAGGGCAAATGAAGCACTAGAGGAGTCAAAATGGCTTTAAGTTTAGCATCTCCAGGTATTAGCATAAGAGAAGTAGATTTAACCAGAGGTTCGGTCACTAACAGTTCTGTATTATCTGCTGGAATTGCAGGACCTTTTCAGAAAGGACCAGTAAACCAAGTGGTAACTATTAGAAATGAAAATGAATTTTTGAGAATCTTTGGAAAACCATCTAAGCAAGATTATCAATATGAATATTGGTATTCTGGCACCAACTTTATGAGTTATGGAGGAAGTTTAAAAGTTGTTAGATCTGATGGCAACAATCTTCAAAATTCTAATGCTGGTGTTGGAGCTGCTTCAACAGAAATTAAAATTAATAATTATGATGCATATGGAGAATCTATCCCAACATCATATTACTGGGCAGCAAAAACACCAGGAAATTGGGCAGACGGTCTTAAAGTATGTGTGATTGATAACTTTGCAGATCAAACTTTATCTGGAGTTTCTACTTCAGGAGTATCTGTTGGAGCTGGAGTAACTCAATCAATTACTGGGTCTACAGATTATCTAAAAGGTATTGTCACAGGAGTTGGTCCTTCACAACTTTATGTAAAAATAACTTCAAAAGTTAGTGCTGCTGGAACAGAAACAACTCAGAATTATACAGAAAGAGGAACTTATTCCTTTAAACCAGCATTAATTAATTTTAGTGGAATTTTTGGTGGAACTAATTCTATTGGACTTGTAAGAGCTGGATTAGGAACATATCCTGTATCTTCAGTTTCTATTGGAAATTCATTTACTGCATATAATGTTTCCGCAAATACTTCAATTGACAACGCAGGATCAAATCCAACTAATGCTGGTGACACTACAATTTTCTTAACATCAACAACTGGAATCACTACTGCAAATTATTTGTTAATTGAATCTGAAATTATTGATGTTTTAAGTGTATCTGGAAACTCTGTTGGTGTTGCTAGATCAGTATTTGGAACTCTTTCAGATAGTTACCCAGATGGACTTCAAGTAAAAGTCTTAACTCAATACCAAAATGCATTTACTGCAGTTGCTGGAATTTCTACTACTGCAACAACTCTTGGAATTTCAACAGTTCCTTCATATCTATCTACTGATGATATTTTAATTAATCAACAATCTAATGAAATTCTATTAATCACAAGTATTTCTCAAAGTGGCACAGTTACTCCAACATCAACCAATGATTGGTATAACACTCAATATGCATTAAGCAGGTCTGCTGGAGATAGAACTGATGTTCTCTGGAGATCAATAGCACCAAGACCCAGAACAAATGAATATGTAGCAGATAGACTTGGATCTAATGATGCTATTAATATCGCAGTATTTGATAGTTCAAAAGCAGCTAATGTATCTAATACTTCAGAGGCATTATTAGAAAAATTTGTAAATCTTTCCAAGGCAAAAGATGGAAAAGTTACTCCATCAGAAAATATCTATTATGTAGATTATTTGGCATTAAATTCTCAATATATCTATGCAGGAGTACTTTTAGATACTGATGCTTATTGGGGAATTTCTCCTGTTACTGGATCATTTACTTCAGGATTTACTCCATCATCAACTTCTTTAGGTGTTTGGGGACAGGAAGCAGATTCTGTAAGTTTCAATTTAATAGGAAATAAAAAATTCACTTTATTAAATGGTACTGATTATTCTTCATTACCATCAGAAACCAATAACATTGGTGGTTATGAAGTAGAATTTTCAAACTTATTAAGTGCTTATGAAAAATTTGAAAATGATGCTGAAGTTGATGTCACATTCTTACTTCAAGGAAGTGCTTCTGGATCTGAAGAATTTGAGCAACAAAAAGCAAATTCTTTAATATCAATAGCAGAAAACAGAAAAGATTGTATTGCATTTATTTCTCCATATAGATCTGCAGTAGTAAATGTAGCAAATCAAACAACTCAATTGAATAATATTTTATCATTCTTTACACCATTAACATCTTCATCATATGCAGTATTTGATAGTGGGTATCAATATTTTTATGACAGATATAATAATGAATTTACATACATGCCATGTTCAGCAGATATTGCTGGTCTTTGTGTAAGAACTGATATTAATCAATATCCTTGGTATTCCCCAGCAGGAAAGTCCAGAGGAACTCTTAAGAATGTAATTAAATTGGCATATAATCCTGGACAGGATCATAGAGATGAACTTTATTCAAATAGAATTAATCCTATTATTACCTCTCCTGGTTCTGGTGTAATTTTATTTGGTGATAAAACTGCCCTTTCTTATCCATCAGCATTTGATAGAATTAATGTTAGAAGACTCTTTATTGCTCTTCAAAGAGCTGTTAAGGGAGCAGCAGATGCTCAATTGTTTGAATTTAATGATTCTTCAACAAGAGCAAACTTTATTAACATTGTAGATCCTTATTTAAGAGATGTACAAATTAAGAGAGGAATCACTGAGTATCTGTTAGTTTGTGATGAATCTAACAATACCCCAGATGTAATTGATAGAAATGAATTTATTGCTGATATATATGTAAAGCCAGCAAGATCCATTAATTATATTGGTCTTACATTCATTGCTACCAGAACAGGTGTTTCTTTTGAAACAGTTGTAGGCACAGTTTAATTTAAACAGGAGTAACCCCTAATGGCACAGTTTAAAGACAGGACAATTGATAGTTTTAAATCTGCATTAAAATATGGTGGTGCCCGCAGCAACCTTTTTGAAGTTGGTTTTGGAAGAGAATCAGGATCTGGTCCAAATTCAATTTTACCAGACAATATTACTCAAGGATTAACTTTTGACTCATCAGATTTAATGCTTATTAAAGCTGCTGCAATTCCAGCTTCAACAATTCCAGAAATTCCAGTCCCATTTAGGGGAAGAACTCTGAAAATTGCTGGAGACAGAACCTTTGATATTTGGACAATTACAGTTATTAATGATGCAGACTTTAAGTGGAGAAATCTTTTTGAAAGGTGGATGAATTACATTTCTAAAGTATCTGATGGAAGTGGAAGTATTGAACTTTCAACATACATGTTTGATATGAATGTTGTTCAATTATCTAGAGGACCAACTGGACCTTTAAATACAAAAGGATCAAACAATACTGATGAAATTGAAGAGCTCAGAAGATATGTAATTCATGGAGCATTCCCAACAAATATTTCAAGCATTGAACTTTCATATAATAATGAAAATGAAATTGAAGAGTTCACTGTAGACTTGCAAATGCAATGGTGGGAAGCTTATGGTGGCACAATTCAAACTGAAACACAATCTGGTGTTTCTTTTGAAAATGATAGCAATAATATAGTCTAAATACTGTATAGTTTAAAATTATACTATGACTAGATTGTTTGGATTTTCTATCGAAGATGGGGACAAGCTGCCAAAGACAGCTGCGTCCCCAGTCCCAGATAATAATGAAGATGGTGTAGATTACTATCTAACTAGTGGATTTTATGGGCAATATGTAGATATTGAAGGTGTCTACAGAAATGAGTACGATTTAATTAAAAGATATAGAGAAATGGCACTACACCCTGAGTGTGATAGTGCCATTGAAAACGTAATAAATGAAGCAATTGTAAGTGACTTAAATGATTCTCCAATAGAAATAGAACTTAGCAATTTAAATGCTAGTGATTCATTGAAGAAAATTATAAGAGAAGAATTTAAATCCATCAAAGATATGATGGACTTTGATAAAAAATGCCACGAGATATTTAAAAATTGGTATGTTGATGGAAGAATCTTATATCATAAAATTATAGATCTAAAGAATCCTACAGAAGGAATTTTAGACATTAGATATATTGATCCTTTAAAAGTTAAGTATATTAGACAACAAAGGAAAGAAAAAGAAAACCTAGGTGGAAACTACACTACAGAATCTGAAACTAACTTCTTAACTCCAGAAGTTGATGAATATTTCATATACTTCCCCCAAGGATCAATTAAGAAATTTGGTTCTACTAATAAAGGAATAAAAATTGCAAGAGATGCAGTTACATATGTAACTTCTGGATTAGTAGATAGAAACAAGCAATTAACATTATCATATTTACATAAAGCTATTAAAGCACTTAACCAACTTAGAATGGTTGAGGATAGCTTAGTAATTTATAGAATGTCTCGTGCTCCAGAAAGAAGAATTTTCTACATTGATGTTGGCAACCTACCTAAGGTAAAGGCAGAACAATACCTTAGAGATGTGATGAGCAGGTATAGAAATAAACTTGTCTATGATGCTAACACTGGGGAAATGCGTGATGATAAGAAATTCATGAGTATGATGGAAGACTTCTGGTTACCCAGAAGAGAAGGTGGTAGGGGCACTGAAATTACTACTCTTCCAGGTGGTCAAAATCTTGGGGAACTTACTGATGTTCAATATTTCCAAAAGAAATTGTTTAGAGCTCTAAATGTTCCAGAAACAAGAACTGCTTCTGATGGAGGATTTAATCTAGGAAGATCATCTGAAATTCTTAGAGATGAATTAATGTTTGGCAAATTTGTTGGAAGATTGAGAAAAAGATTTAGTAATGTCTTCCACGATTTATTAAAAACACAATTAATATTAAAGAACATAGTAACTCCAGAAGACTGGGAGAAGATGAGTGATCATATTCAATATGATTATTTGTATGATGGTCACTTTGCAGAACTGAAAGAAACAGAATTAATGAATGAAAGACTGAACCTTATGGTTGCAGTACAACCATACATTGGAACATATTATTCTAGAGATTTTGTAAGAAGAAAGATTCTCAGACAAACTGATCAAGAAATTTTTGATGAAGATAATCTCATCAAAAAGGAAATTAAAGATGGATTATATCCTGATCCAAAACTCATGCCCCCAATGGCACCAGATGGTACTCCATTACTTCCAATGGATCAAACTGAACAACCATTAGGAACTACTCCTAATGAGCCTGACTTATCTAAAGTATCCAAAGCAGCAGAAATATAAATAGTTCCATATATTTTAATATTTTTTATGGAATCATCTAATGAATTTATGGATATGATTTTGTCTAACAGTTCCCCAGAAGAAGTGTCTGATAAGATTAAAGAACTTTTATATAATAAATCTTTGGAAATGGTTGATAGTTTGAAACCAAGTATATCTAAATCAATGTTTTCAGTAGAACAAGGAGAGTAATGCAAAGAACTAAAATTTTAGCAACTCAAGAAGTTATAGGAATAGCAGCTACTACAGCTATTGATGTTTCTACTGCAACTTTAGTAAGATTGCACAATAATACTACTGGAATTGTAACTGTTGGAATTGCAACAACAACTGTTGGAGCAGCAACAACCTCATACTTTAGTATGCCTGCTGGGTCAGTAGAATTTATAGAAAAAACAGCTTCACATGTTATGTGGGCAACAGCAGCAATTAATGCTAACAAAGTAGGTTTTACAAATTAAAACAATGAAACTTATTACAGAAGAAATAGAATCAGTAGAAATTATTTCAGAAGAAAGTAATGGTAAGCAAACCCTGTATATTACAGGACCATTTCTTCAAGCTGAAGTAACTAACAGAAATGGTAGATGCTATCCATTTAATATTTTGGAAAGAGAAGTCACAAGATATCACAACACATTTATTGCTAATGGTCGTGCTCTTGGAGAACTTGGTCATCCAGATGGTCCAACAGTAAATCTGGATAGAGTTTCTCACATGATTACTTCTCTCAAATCTGAGGGTACTAATTTTGTTGGAAAAGCAAAAATTTTAGATACCCCTATGGGAAATATTGCCAAATCTCTTCTTGGGGAAGGAGTAAAATTAGGAGTTTCATCAAGAGGTATTGGATCTCTTATTGAAAAGAATGGAGTTAAATATGTTGGTGATGATTTTATGTTAGCAACTGCTGCTGATATTGTTGCAGACCCTTCAGCACCTGATGCATTTGTTCAGGGAATTATGGAGGGAAAGGAATGGGTTTGGGAAGGTGGAATTCTAAAAGAAAAAGCAGCAGACATTTCAAGAAAGCAAATTGAATCTTTTGCATCTAGAAGAAAATTAAGTGAGCAAAGAAAACTCCAAATATTAAATAACTATCTCTCAAATCTTTAAATTATAAATAAATATAGAATAAATTAAAAAACAAAAGATTTTATTCGGAGTATACAAATGAGTGTCGGTAACGATTTACAAGAAATGGAAGTATCTACTAAAAAATCTGCTAGTGCCGTAAATAAAGGTGCTACTGCTGGGGAGTCAATGCACAAAGCAACTATCCCAGGAGAAGGTCTTATTAATTCAGTAGAGGATCTTGGAGGGCCAACCCCACAAAATTCAAGACCTACTGATGACTCTAATAAGTTCAAAACTCCATCAGCAAAGTTAAAAGCTGTCAGAGATGTTCAACATAAATCTGCCAAATCTCCAGATCCCATGCCTCATGCAAATAAATCTGCTATGAGTTATGAGGAAACTGAATCTGAAGAGGAAGATCTTATTTCTGAAGAAGAAGTATCTGAAGAAATTGTTGAGGAAGAAGAGGTTCTTTCTTTAGATGAAAAACTCTCACAAATTATGGGAGAAAAAATTGACTATTCAGATGATATTAATGCTTTAACAGAAGGTGAAGAACTATCTGAAGATTTCATTCAGAAGGCAGAAACAATTTTTGAAGCTGCTGTTAAATCAAAGTTAGTCTCAATTATTGAAGCATTTGAAACTAACTATGAAAATAGACTTGTAGAAGAAGTTACCGCAATTAAAGATGAATTAACTGAAAGAGTTGATTCATATCTTGAATATGTTTGTGATGAATGGTTAAATGAAAATGCCATTCAAGTAGAATCTGGAATTAAATCAGAATTATCAGAGTCCTTTATGCAAGGACTTAAAGGACTTTTTGAAGAACATTATGTAGAAATCCCTGAAGATAAATATAATGTGTTAGAAGGAATGGTCGAAAGACTAGATGAGATGGAAGATAAACTCAACGAACAAATCGAAAGAAATGTTCAATTGAACAGAAGACTTAGCGAAGCAGTATCTGATACTATCTTAAATGATGTTTCTGAAGGGTTAGCATTAACTCAGAAAGAAAAGCTTGCAGGTCTTGCGGAAGGTGTTGAGTTTGAAAGTGAAGAAGACTATCGTGAGAAACTGAATACTCTAAAAGAGTCATACTTTACTAAAGTTTCAGCTTCCACAACAAGAGAAGAAATGCTTACTGAAGAAGCAAGTGAGGAATATAGCCCTCAAATGAATGCTTACTTACAAGCATTAGGAAAATTCTCTAAGTGAATTTAATATTATACTAAATATTTGTAGTTAAACAAACACTTTACCAAGACAAATCAAGGAGAAAAAGCAATGTTCCTTTCAGAACAGTTGCAGAAGAAGTGGCAACCTCTTTTAGAAGCAGAAGGTCTTGATCAAATCAAAGATCCTTATAAAAGAGCAGTTACCGCAGTTCTGCTAGAAAACCAAGAAAGATTTTTAAAAGAAGAAAGAGGATTCCTCACTGAAGCCCCAGGTGGTTCATATGCCAGCCAAGGTGGTGCAGGTGGAGCAGCAGGATTCTCATATGATGCAACTGCTACTGGACCAGTAGCTGGTTTTGATCCAGTTCTGATTTCATTAATCAGAAGATCAATGCCTAACCTTGTTGCATATGATCTTGCTGGTGTCCAACCAATGAATGGTCCTACTGGACTTATCTTTGCAATGAGAAGCAGATATGTTGATCAGAATGGCAGAGAAGCCCTGTTCAATGAGCCAGACAGTGCATATTCAGGACAAGATTCTGGATACAACACTACTACTGGTAACTACACTGGTGGTGTTGATGGTGGTGCTTCAGTAGGTTTCGGTACCACTGGATTTGTTGGTGCTGGCAATACTACAACTCAAGAATCAGATTATGGATTCAACCCTGCTCTCCTAAATTCATCTGGTGCAGATGGACAGGACTACAGAGTTGGTCAAGGCATGAGCACCTATGATGCTGAGAGCCTTGGAAATGCTTCTGGTGATCAGTTCAACCAGATGGCATTCAGCATTGAGAAGCTCTCAGTTACTGCAAAGTCAAGAGCACTCAAGGCTGAGTACACTCTGGAACTTGCACAAGACCTCAAGGCAATTCATGGTCTTGATGCAGAGGCTGAGTTGGCAAACATTCTGTCAACTGAGATCCTTGCTGAAATCAACAGAGAAGTTATTAGAACTATCTACAAGGTTGCTGAGACTGGTGCTCAGACCAATGTTGCTAATGCAGGTATCTTTGACCTGGATGTAGACTCCAATGGTAGATGGTCAGTTGAGAAGTTCAAGGGTCTTCTTTTCCAACTGGAAAGAGATGCTAATGCTATTGCACAGAGAACTCGTAGAGGAAAGGGCAACACTATCCTTTGCTCTGCTGACGTTGCTTCTGCACTCACAATGGCAGGACTTCTTGATTATACCCCAGCACTCAATGCTAACCTGAATGTTGATGATACTGGCAATACTTTTGCTGGTGTTCTTAATGGTAAGTTCAAGGTCTACATTGACCCATATGCTGCAAACCTTGCTGCTGAGCAGTATTATGTTGTAGGATATAAGGGAACCAACCCTTATGATGCAGGTCTCTTCTACTGCCCTTATGTACCTCTCCAGATGGTACGTGCTGTTGGTCAGGACACCTTCCAGCCCAAGATTGGCTTCAAGACCAGATATGGTATGGTTGCTAATCCATTTGCTGAGGGAACTGAGCAAGGCATGGGTAGAATCCAACAGAATACTAACAGATACTACAGAAGAGTACAAGTTAGAAATCTTATGTGAGTTAGTCTCACAGTTAATCCTCCCCAAATGGGGAGGATTTTTTTATGCTTATAAATAAGTAAAAACCCACAATAATATGACAAATAGTGTTTGGGCATCTCAAATAACAAACAGAAATTTTTTATCTCCTACAGGATTTAAATTTAATTTAGCAGCAGCACCTAAAGTTGATTTTTTTTCAAACTATGCAAATATCCCATCAATTACTTTAGGATCTGCATTGCAAACTAGGTACGGGAAAAATATTGATCTTCCTGGAGATAAAATGAATTTTGAGGATTTTCGTTTAAGATTTCTAGTAGACGAAAATTTAGAAAATTATATGGAAATTCAAAACTGGATGAGAGGTTTAGGTTTTCCTTATAGTCTAGAACAATACAAAAATTTTAAAGAATCAAGAAGTAATGATAATGTCACTTCTAAGGATGTAAGTTTATTTGAATCATCAGATGGCACTTTAATTATTCTGGGCAGTAATTTTACTCCAATAGCAAAAGCAGTATTCAAAGGATTATTTCCAACATATCTTTCTTCTTTAGATTTTGATGCAACACAAGAAGACATAAGATACTTTACAGCAGAAGTAAATTTTAAGTATACTTATTACGAAATTATTAACGACATTACTACAACTATATGATAAATCTTGAAACTATTCAAGAGATGTGGAAAGAAGATTGTGAAATTGACATAGACAATTTGCATAATGAATCTTTGAAAATAGCATCTCTACATGCAAAATATTATGAGGTATACAACAATGTTAGTCTATTAAGAAAAAGATCAGAAATTCAATACAAACAAAAGAAATTAGAAAGGTATAACTTTTATTCTGGGAAATCTGATCCTGAAATTTATAGAGAAGAACCATTCCCATACAAGGTAAGGGATAAAGAGGGAATGCAAAAACACCTAGAAGGTGACCAAAAACTATCAGATATATTAATAAAAATTGAATATTATGATACAATATTAAAATATCTTGAAGAAATTATTAAAATGATTTCAAATAGAACTTATCAAATTAAAAACTCAATTGATTTTCTAAGATTCCAATCTGGCATGTAACATGACTGTTGATTTAACAATATCAAAAAAGAATGAAATATATTTAAAAATAGATTGTGAACCTCATATTAAATATGAATTAAGTGACCAATTTACTTTTGACATACCTGGGGCAAAATTTATGCCTCAGTATAGAAGTAAGCATTGGGATGG